TACTGCTCTCGCAAGATGGTCATAGTCAGCAGGCGTCAACGCCAGAATCGTTTCCAAAATCAAAATAGTCTTTCCTGTAGTAACGTCCGAGGATGTTTGAATTATAGTACGCTGGTGTCCCGTCGTCAAGGGCTTCCGTCAAAACGTTTGAAATGAAGAGCTGACGTGTTTCCTCGTAGTTTGTTTTTCCTTTTGATGCATGGACTGAAAGTATTTCTCTTTTGAAGAAGGTATTACTTCCAGCTTCACGGCGCTCTGCATTAAGTTCATCAGAACTTCCGTAGTATTTTTTCCAGTTGCTTTCACTTTTAACCCGCCTACCTCCACCTCTAGGTTTTCGTAGTTGGTGAAAGTATTTTCTACCGATGTACTGCCTACCATTGAGGAGATTTGTAATGCGATAGACGAAACCGAAACTACCGTCAATGTTCTCAGATAGAAAAGGGTGTCCGTCAAAAATCCAGGGGTTTTCATAATCAACCACTTGTTCATAGTATCACTCCTCTGTATTTATGTCGCATCCAGCATCGATCAAAGAGTCTGCAGCGATCTTTAAAGCGTCCTTAGACACGTCCATGGTGGTACAGTTACGCTCTAGGTTATAACACGCCAGAGCAGTGGTTCCTGACCCACAGAAGGGGTCTAGAACGTGCCCACCAGGGGGACAGGAAGTCCTTACGATACGTTCAAGCAACTTGACTGGTTTCTGTGTTGGATACTTACGCTTGTTCTTCTCCGAACGAGAGATGAAATGAATATCATCCCAGAAATTCTGAATAGGAGACCCTTTAGACTCCTCCAGATAGATTTTTTTGTACGGCAAGTTAGCACCCCAGTGAATTAGATTTTGATCATGAAGAGTTTTGGTTTTCTCTTCAGTAAATCGCCACCCATATTGTGGTTTGTAACCATTATATTCATACTTGTGACCAATGCGAGACTTCTCACCAGTCAGTTTACCCAGTGCATAGAATCCTTTCTCGTCTTTGTTCTTGAAAGAGTTCTTAGCATAGGTTTCATCTAGTGGTGCATACTCAACATTGAAGTATGGATCACCTTTCTTGAATACAAGAATAGAATCTACAATGTTACCCCATCCTTTACGAATATTGTTCTTAGGTCCAGAACGTTTCCAGGAAATATTTGTATAGAACTTAGATCTAACGTCCTTTGTAAGGTCTCCTAGGACCAAAGCATTAGAATCAAAGTTGTTATGTGCGTACAACCATCCGTTAGGTTTGAGTGCAGCAAAGCAGTCTTGAATAACAGATGCATACCACTCGATATAGGCGTCAGTAGACTCCCACTTATCATCGAATGCTACCTTTCGGTCCTTCTCAAACATAAAGAACTCTCGATCCAACCCAAAGGGAGGATCAATGTATACAAGGTCATACTCATCATCATAGTTGGAGAGGTTTTCAACCCTCTCTCGCAAAATTTTAATCATTAATCCCACGGGTCAGGTATTTGAATCTCATTGCTTGGAGGAACCATGCGTCGGTTAGACACTTTGGTCCCTCCATTATGATCTTCGCTTGTTTTTCGTTCACGCTTGGATCTTGGAGGGCTCTTACCTTCCAACCAGGCAAAGAATCTTTCGTCATAGTTTGAAACCAGAGAACGTATCTTTTTTAACATCCTGTTTAATACTCCCAATTAGGTATGATTCGACCTCAGTCTCCTGTGGTGCAACCTGCATACCTTTGGAGGACAACCAGTGTGCTGTCCATGGGAGCGGATTGTTGGTGATAGGAGCATCGAAGATAGGTTTGAGTCCAATAGACTTCAGACGACGGTTGGCGGTCCATTCAACGTACTTAGAGAGCAGTTTATCATTGAGACCGATGATAGAACCGTCCTTAAACAGGTATTCTGCCCAGAGTTTTTCTTCCTCTACGCACTCTCTAAACATATTATACACGTTTTCTTCCTCTTCCTCAACGATCTGTTGCATATCAGGATCATCACCCTGCTTCCACTTGTTAATGATGTTCTGGGTGACGGTCATGTGCTGCGATTCGTCTCTCGCAATGAGTCCGATGATCTTAGCAGATCCCTCCAGTAGTTTAAGTTCGCCAAAGGCGAAAGAGCAAGCAAACGAGACGTAGAATCTAACCCCCTCAAGGATATAGACGTTCGCAACCGCTCTGTATAGTTTTCTTTTGAGTTCATAGAGTTCGCCTTGTGCTAGAGGGACACCCTCTAGTTGATGTTCCCACATCCTACCAGAACCATACTCACTTGCTGCCTGTAGGAAAGCATCATATGCTGCGGTAACAGACTTTGCTCGCTGCAGAATCTTGTCGTCGTTAAGAATATGATCGAAGACTTCAGTAGGATCAGAATATACGTTCTTAATAATGTGTGTATATGAGCGACTATGAATCATTTCCATAGTCTGCCAGATGTTCATGCAACCTTCAAGCTCAGGTAATGAACAGAATGGACCAAAAGCCATCCCAGGACCACGCCCTTGTACAGAGTCCAAGAGGATCTGGTACTTAAGGTTCGATGTGAAGATATGTTTTTGTGCATCATTTAGAGTTTGATAATCAGCGCGATCTTTCTGAAGAGATACCTCTTCAGGACGCCAGAAATATCCTAACTGAGTCTGAGTCAGTTTGTCAAAAATAGGATACTTAAATTTATCATAGCGTTGAACACCAAGAGGGGGTCCAAAGAACATTTTTTGTTTTGTGCTGTCTACGATATCCGTATTGAATACCGTCATCCCCTTTACTTTAGTACGCATATGATCTGAATCTCCATTGGTTCTAAATTTTGCAACTGTCACAATCTTCCTCCTGATCTGCAAAGATATCGTCTAGTAAATTTTGTACGCTTTGTTTTTTTTGTTCCTCCTCATCGCTAGGATCTTTCTTTTCATCATAAGTGTTTTGATAATAAGAAGTCTTCCAACCATACTTATAGGTGGTCAACCAATCATTAGCCATCAAGGATACAGGAACCTCATTGTTATCATAGTTCTCTGGGTTGTAACTCCAGTTGCCTGAAATTGCTTGGTCAAAGAACTTCTGCATAGCAGCGACAACTTTGATGTAACCTTCATTGTCCTTCATGTCCCAAAGAAGCGTGTAGTTATTCCTGTGAGTATTGTACTGAGGGACAATTTGCTTGAGTGGACCCTTCTTGGATTTTTTAGTGGACAAAAAGGCACGGGGTGGTTCGATTCCGTTGGTTGCATTTGACACAACGGAACTGCTCTCACTAGGCATTTGTGCGGACAGTGTGCTGTGTCTGAGACCGTGGGTGGCGATAGATGCTCTAAGACTCTCCCAATCATAGTTCAGTTCCTCCCCACAAAACTCATCGATATCACGCTTGTATGTGTCGATTGGGAGGATACCATCTGAATACTTGGTGCGATTAAAGTATTCACATGCTCCTTTCTCTTTAGCAATTGTGTTGCTTGACTTGAGTAGATAGAACTGGAAAGCTTCAGACAAGTCGTGGACTTCTTTCCATGCTGCAGGATCGTCATATTTGTAACCGTGCTTTGCTAGGTAATGTGCAAGTCCGATAAAACCAACACCTAGTGAACGACGAGCAAGTGTACTAATTTCTGCTGCCTTTACTGGGTAATTTTGATAGTCAATAAGTTCCTCTAGACCCCGAACAGATAGGTCACAGAGATTTTCAAGTTCATCTAACTTACTGATTTTGCCTACGTTAATAGCAGACAAGATACAAAGAGCAATTTCACCTTCCCCATCGATATGTTGCAGTGGTGTTGTAGGTAGAGTGATCTCCTGACAGAGATTACTCATAGTCACCTTATCCTTAAAGGATGAGTGACTATTACAGTGGTCAATGTTCATCAGATAGATGCGACCAGTCTCTGCTCTCTCTTTCAGAAGGTCCAGAATGAGCGCTTGAGCGCGGACAGTTTTCTTCGGAATAGATCCATCAGATTCATAACGGTGATAGAGATCATCAAAACGGTCAGTCCCAAAAGCATCGTACAGACCTGGGACATCGTGAGGACTGAATAAGGAGATGTACTCATCTGTAATGAATCGCTCGTAGAAGAGCTTTGAGAGTTGGATTGAGTAGTCAAGTTTCCTTACGCGATTGTCTTCTGTGCCTTTGTTGTTCTTAAGAACAATAATATCCTCTATTTCTTGATGCCAGATAGGAAAGTGGACAGTCGCTGACCCACCTCGGATACCGTTTTGTGTGCAGCATCGGACAGTTGACTCAAACTTTTTGAGGAAGGGGACCACACCTGTGTGTTGAACCTCTCCGCCTCTGATTTTAGCGTTGATGCCCCTGATTCGACCCGCGTTGATACCGATTCCCGCCCTTTGTGCAACATATCTGCCGATAGCCATATCAGAACTAAAGATGCTATCGAGGGTGTCATCAGAATCAACAAGAACACAGCTAGCAAATTGTCGAAGTGGA